GCTCAATCTTCTAAAAATAGTTTATTTTATAGAATACCTTTAGGAGGAGAATTATACACAGGATCTACATCAGTTCATCCGGGGATTACTGGTTCTTCTCCTATATCTCAATCATTTACAGGAGCACCTTCTACAGCTTCTTATAGTGGAAGTTATAATTTTGTTAACAATTACCAATATATTTTCTTTGATCAATTTGCTGTAGGTATTCAAAATGCTGTTTCGCAAAAAATTAAAACACAAAATATAATTTTACCTTATACTAGTAGTTTAGGAAATATACCTACAAACACAGTATTATCTCCATACATTAGTATCCAACAAAACTTACCAATAAGTTCAAGTTATACCGCAGATGTAAATTATGTAGAAACTGCTTTATCTCCTCAAAATGAAATTAATGAAGATATAAATTCTACATTAGGGTATTTAAATATTGGAGATTATATAGGAGATCCTAGATTGGTTTCGTCTTCTGCTCAATCATATCCTGCTTTAGATATATTAAGAGATTTATATTTTGAAAAATATTCCTCAAATTATAATTGGTCTGAATTTGTATCATTAATAGAACAATATGATAGTTCATTGTTTAAAATGATTCAAGATTTCATTCCAGCTAGAGATGGCTTGGCATCCGGTCTTGTAATTAAACAAACATTATTAGAAAGAAATAAATATCCTGTTCCTCAATTAAATACATTTACTACTACTTCTTATCAATATTTAGATCAACCTTTTGTATCCCAAAATACAATTATTACAGGTTCAGCTAACTCATTACAAGTATGGGATTATTTAAATTCAACACCAGTATTTATTACTTCATCCTTAGTTCATATTAATGGAGGTAATGGTGGTTCTATGCCTGATTTATTTGGTCAAACTCAATCTGTAGGTTATTTTTCTGGAATAACTCAAAGTTGGACAGGTTCAACACCTTCTAATAGTGGTTCTGTATTTTTTACCCAATCAAACCAATCAGAATTTTATAATGGTCAATTAAGTGGTTCAACAATAATTGCTGCTACTCAAAGTTTAGATAATTATACAATTAATATAAATCAAGTATATTCAACAGGTACTATATATTTTAATACTACTACTACAAGTGATGAAAGTATGACTTCATCTTATGTTAATTTTGATTTTAATTATGATCAATATTATTATGTAAGTTTTACAGCAAAAAGATGGGGTTCACCAAATACAGCAACACCATTATATTTTTATAATCAAGATGGAAGTCTTGTTAGTTTAGCAAGCATACCTGGTAATAATTTAGGAGGAAACACAGGTAGTGTTACTGTAAATCAACTTCAAATTAGAGGATTAATTCCTAAAGATCGTTTTTATATATTTACTGGAATGGGTAGTTTTGGATATAGTGCAAGTATTGAAAACTTTACTGTTTCCCAAGAACAAATATCAAATCCAGAATACTTAGCTATTCAAAATAATGCTATAATAAGTAGACCTAATCCTTATTATATGGATGTTGACTTCCAAACCAGTGCTGTATTAGCTGTAAATGAACAAGCAATTATTTCAGGGTCAGCTACAAGAGCTCAAGTACCTCAATCAAATTATACAACAACACGTATTACTAACCCACGTTATAATGGATGCAAAAATACCTCTCCAGCAATTAATGTTATTTCAGGTAGCACACCAGCAACTATTAATATATTTGGAGATTATGCTTTGCGTTATGATGATGGTGGTTTCCAAGACAATATTTTACAAGGTGGTTTTCCTTATTTAAATTTAAAATATATGTTTGATGCTAATGGAAATGTATTACAACCAAAACAATCATCTTCATATGAATATAACGGTATTTCTTTATTTTCTGGGGTTACTTCCTCTAATATTATTATACAGTCTACTGCCTCTGTCCCACCACAAATCGTAGCTAGTTTACAAGGTTTTAAGCCGGTAAGTAGTATTTTTACTACTATTAATCTAAACGCCGGAACAGTTTCAGGTTCATTAAATACATTTTCTTCATCAACTGGTAGTATTAGATTGTATAGTCCTACCAGTCCTATATTTAATTTTACCAATGTAATTTGGACTACAGGAAGTTTATCTCCTTCAATTATAACTAGTTCCCAATCAAATATAGGCTATTATTTCTACAGAAACCAAACATTAAGTGAAGGATGGATTCAGGTAGATTGTTCTGGTTCTACTAATATTACAAACCCTACAGGTTCAGGAGATGATAGAGCAGGATTTAATAGTGCTCAAACGGCTTTATCCGCAAAAATAGGTAGTATTTTTTATTTCGGTTCAGGATCTGCTACTACTTCAAGTATAGCACATACTATTATATCTAGTTCATATGATACACCTTTTACTAACTATTTTATTTATTTAGATAAACCTGTAGTAAATTGTAATTTATCTCAATTTGCTATAGTAGATACTTTAACGGATATGACAAAGATAACAATTAATACAGATTTACCATCTACAGGCAGTTTTGGTAAAGGATTTATATTACCTCAATTGTTTGGAGTTCAAAATATTAATAATCTTAATCAAGCAATTGAAATTTTAGCAACAAAAGGTTTAGTTTAATATATTTATAATAAAATAACAATAAAATATGGGATATTTAAATAATTCAGTAGTAACAGTAGACGCTATTTTAACAGATAAAGGTCGTCAATTACTAGCTCAAAATGATGGTTCTTTTAGAATTACCCAATTCGCATTAGCTGATGATGAAATAGATTATACTTTATATAATCCAAATCACCCCTCAGGTTCTGCTTATTATGGACAAGCAATTCAAAATATGCCTTTATTAGAAGCATTTCCACAACAAACACAAACAATGAAGTATTTACTTACTACATTACCTCGTGGTACTGCTAAGTTACCTATTTTAGCTACTCCGGCTTCAATTTCTTTAAAACAAGGTCAATCTCAAGTTATTACTCCTCAAACATTAAATTATTTTGGAGGAAATACTTTTGAAGCTAGTGGTTACACATACACAATTTCAGACGCACGTTTAATGAGTACATTTGAAGGAGTAGGTATTAACACTCCAAATGCTCAAGCATTAAATCAAAATACTACTACGTTTGGTACTAGTGTATCTAAAACTGTTATTGGTACTAGCTTAAATATGAGAGCTACAACAGTAAATAGTTTATTTGGTACTAATGCTGCTTTATATGCTACTTTACAAATCCAAGGTAGAGATAGTGGTGCTCGTATAACCATTCCAATCACTGTAACACAAGTTCAATAATATATAAAACATGTCTTTTATAAGATTCTCACCCGATGATTTTGTAGTTAGTTCTAATGCTATTACCTCCACAATGTGGAGTAATGGCTCCCCTACACTAACTCAATTTTTTACATCCTCCGTCCAAGAAGCTGGTTCTTCTGGAAATTTTTATTTAAATGTTTTCCAAACAGGCTCTAATTTATCTGGCTCAGCAATTCAATTTGCCATTGCTTATGGTAATAGTACTGGTAGTGGTAGTTTAGCATATAATACTGCTGTTGATGGTTATTCACCTACAGGCACTGTTTTTGGTCAATGGCAAGATTTAGTAATCGGAGATGAAAATACTAATTTTACATTTGGTGCTATTACATCATCTCAATTCTTTGCTTTACCAATGGAAAGGGCTTGTTATAAAGATTCTATTTTCTTAGGATCTATGACGCTTAAAATTTCTGGCTCAGGAGGAGTAATTTCATTAACAGATAATAGTGCTTATCAAACATCAACAATATTTACTGAAGCTGGAAGAGTTTATCAATTAATTACAGGTTCAGCTGGTGTAAAAGCACCAATTACATCTAAAAATACGATCGATGGCTACTCAGCAAACTCAGGTTCTTATGGTTGGTTATTACCAGATATTGGAACTGTTATTTTAAACCCATTAGCTTTGGCTGCTCCAGCAGTAAGTGGTGGTATTGCTTTTTTATATAGTGGTTCTAACTCAGCATCTGCTGCTCCAAATCAAAGCCCTAATTCAGCATTATTTAATGCTATTTCATCTTCTTCAGCATCATTTTTTACATTAAATTCTCAAGAATCAATTACTTCAGATTTTATATTTGTAAGACCTAGAAGCTCAGAATTTAATTACTCAGAAAACCCATCATTTATTTCTGGTTCAACAGGTGAAGTTTTATTCCCTACATTTATTAATAATCCTGTTACATTTATTACAACAGTAGGATTATACAATGATAGTAATGAATTATTAGCAGTAGCAAAACTTTCCACACCTTTACAAAAAGATTTTACCAAAGAAGCTTTAATTAGAATTAAACTAGATTTCTAAAATGAATGGGTGCTTACAAACAATTTCTATCATCTGATGTAATTATTACACCTCTTGAAGTTAATAAATTTTTTAGCTTTGAGGGTGCTGCTGCTTTAACTAGTTCTGTAGTTGGTATTGATAGATATTTAGGACAAAACATTCAATCTAATCCATTTGATTTAGCTACAGCTCCTACTACAGGTCAAATAACTACTCAATATCAAGAATTAGTATATAATTCTGTTAAACAACTTTATTATTCTAATTATTTAAATTCAACAGCAAGTTATGGAGGTAGTCCTCAAACAGCAAGTCTAATCCCAGGTAATGATACTGTTGGTGATAGACTTACAGGTACTTCATCTTCAATTGGTAGATATTATAATTACCCTCAAACCGATTTAACTTTTGCTAAGTATTTTCCTATTACAACAGGTTCCTTTGTAGGAGCAATGTCTATTCCTGTAGGATTATTTGGAATAGCAATTCAACCTAATTCATTTACTTGGACAGCACCAAGTGGTTCAGTTTATGATGATGGACAGGGAAATTTAATATTCTCAGCTTCTGGACAGATATGTGGTAATATATTTTATGGACAAGGAATTGCTATAATAACAAGTGATGGTGTTCCAGCATCAGACGCATATGGTTCTGCAATTTATGGTTCTTCCTTTTATGGAACAGGTGATACTGATGTTATACAAAATTTTATAACATCCTCAAACGTAACTTGTTCATTTTCCTCCTCACTTATAATTTATGAAACCCAATATAAGTGTACAGCTAGAGAGAACGAATTTAATTTTAGTCAAAACCCAACAATTTCATCAGGTAGTACAGCTAATTCAAGTTCAATAGGAACATTTTACAATCCATCTCAATACTTATTTGGATTTGCTACGGCTTCTTATTTTACTCCTTATGTAACAACAGTAGGACTTTATGATGATAACCAACAATTATTAGCAATAGGAAAATTAGCTCAACCATTACCTTTATCATCAACAACAGATACTACAATACTTATAAACATAGATAGATAATATGTGGTTATACAACAAACAAGTTATAGAAAAAATTGAGGATATGCCTCAAGGAACATTCGGTTTTATATACATTACTACTCACAATTC